CGGGGAAAACGCCTGCGGCTTTCGCCGCCGTCTGGCAATGCCAGCTTGGTCTCATTCCGCATCTTTTAGATCATCTGGCCTTGTAAGGCGAAAGATAATCACCTCAAATTTTAACCATGTCTAAGAAAGAAAGAAAATTTATTTTAAACTTCCTCTCTCAGATACGATTAAGCTTGAGCTGACTCCAGAAGGGTGTTAACCCTCCTGGTTTCTCTGTGTCAGAATGTGACACATTCCTTCTAACTCTTGAACGGGTCTTTATGACTCGTGGAGTTAAAGAAGGGCTGCTCTTTGCAAAAGCAGTCCGTTCTAACACTATGAATTACCTATCCGGTAATTCAGAACGTGTGAAAGGATGTGCACTTTCTTCTTTGGGGATCCCAAGTTGTTTGGGCCGGTTACGGAAGAGAGTTATCGAGCAAGACCCAGTTATACTGCGTTTTGTTCTGACTCTTCTTACCGCAACCCGTGCCTTAAAATCGGAAGCCGATCCAGACTTTGAGTCCATAGTAGCGCCCTCGAATAGAGGTAACCGCTACTTAGGAATCTCAATGTTTGTTGTCGACTTCTGAAAACAATTGGGGTACCGACACAGAGGTCTCATCCCCAAACCCATAATCTTTAAACGGTTCCACCTATCAACGAAATCGCCCGTTAGCGGAATTAAATCTGTTAACGCGCTTTATTGTTGATTACTAGACTTAGTACGTCTACCAGATTCTCTGATAGAAAGTATAGGTATAGTTGGTGGTGATCGCTTAAAAGGATTCATGGGACTTGCGCTTAGAAAGGTGTCATTCTTGAGAAGGATCTTTTTAGTCCCTAAGAGTTTAGATTATCCTTTTAGGAGGATAGTCTATTTCTCTGATAAAGAGGGTAAGACTAGAGTGGTCGCTTTAGGCGATTACTTTAGTCAAACCGCTTTAAAGCGGTTTCATTCTTACCTTTTTAAGGTACTAAAAAAGATTCCTCAAGATATGACCTTTAATCAAGGTGCATTTGTGGAACATGTGAAATCTTGGAATAGTGATCTTCTGTACTCTGTCGATTTATCGGCAGCTACGGATAGATTTCCTATTTCCCTGATCTCGCTTGTTCTACAAGGCCTTCTCCCAGCTTCCTTTGTGAAAGCTTGAGAGAACATAATGGTAGGATACCCCTTTATCGTAAAAGGTAAAGATGGGAATCTGACAGAGCTTTCATACTCTGTTGGAAACCCTATGGGGTTCTATTCATCATGGTCTTCTTTTGCTGTTGCCCATCATTACATCTTCTACTATATAGCTCGTACTTTAAATAAAGATTTTTCTAAATTAAAGTATGTTCTATTAGGAGATGATGTCCTGATTGGCGACAAAGAAGTTGGAGACCTGTACCTTGATATCATGAAATCTCTTGGAGTCGAGGTAAGTATGGCTAAAACCCATATCTCACCTGTCCTTTGTGAATTCGCAAAAAGGTGAATTTACAAAGGCCAAGAGATCTCACCATTTCCGATTTCGGCTCTCAAGAATTCAGGTAAGAGATATTATCTCTTAACTAATTTATTGAGAGAAATCCGAACGCGGGGATGGGATATTAATGTCAGTGAGATGGTAGGATCATTCTACGGTTTCTTCAAGAATCGACCTTCACGTTATAGAAGGAAGATGTCTATGAAGAGCTCTTTAATGGATAATCTTTTGGATGTAATTCACGGAACCAGACCGGCGTCACACCTTTCGGTGATTTGACGGCAGTTTGGGTTAACCGATGCAATTGCATCTAATGCTTCTGTTAACTTTTTGTTAGCAGAGGCAGTTAAAGATCTATTCATTAAGAGTGACCCTCGGACCAGTAATTCTGGAACGAGTTTGGGTGTATGGGCAGAAGAAATTCTTCTACACATTACCGGTCAACTGGAGAGTGATCCTGAGGTATGAGACCTCTTGGAGAACCCTGTGTTACATTGTCAAGGTCTCATCGAACAGTCTTTCTTGGATTCATTGAATCTTTTGAAAGTGTCCGATGAATCAGCTAAGTTATGACCTGTTCTTTTGAAGAACATGGCCATACCTCAGTCTGATTCTATCTTTATTGATAGAAACGATGACCCTGTAATGTTGGGATCCTCCAAGGTTGTCAACTTGCTTTGAGATAAGTTTAAGGCGTTACCTCCTTATGAGGCTCCAATATTCCGTCTCGCTGCCCCTCCTGGTTAATATAACACAAGAGAGTTTCAACTTGTGTTATACAGGTTGAGCAACGGGATTGGGTGTATTGAATCCAATAAGGACGTGACCTTGTACCCTGTACTATATAAAAACTATATAGTAATGTGGTAACTTCGACTTGTTCAAGTAAGCTCTGATACAGA